GTTACAGACAAACTTGGAGGCACATTTAATAAATCGTAAATTTGCAATATAGCTGAAGATATAAATTTAGAAGATATTGAAGAGGTTGAGGATTCTTAAACCCTAATGGAAATAGAAACTTTTTTCGATATGGCTATGAAGTTAGAAGAAAATAATTTCAACCTTTATCCACAAGAGGGGAAAGAAATACAACGAACATTAATAGACCTAATAAAACAAAGACTGGAATTTTTTAGATTTGAAGATGAATGAAATAGACAAACTAATTAAAGAAATAAAAGATTTGTATTTACAAATTGAAAGTAAAAAAAAACTAATAAGAACTAAACAAGCAGAAAAATGGAAGACAAAATAAACCCTAATCACTACCATCTTAAAATAGAGCCGATAAAGTTTATTACCGATAACTCATTAGGCTTTTGCGAGGGTAACGTAATAAAATACATTTGCCGATACAAGCAAAAAAACGGAGTAGAGGACTTAAAAAAAGCGAAACAATACATAGATTTTTTAATTGATGAATATGAAAATAAAAGCAATAGATAGGTTACTACTTATCTACATAGCCATTATCTACCTGATGACTTTGGTAGGGTGCAAAACAAAGCACGTAACGGATCAACACATTGATAGCGTAGTAAAAGAGGTTTATTCTGTACACGATAGCGTACACACGCAAACTATTTTTGAGTATGAAACTATTTACGACACGGTTCGGAAAGAATACACTACTCACATTAAGCGAATAATTGCCGAACAAAGCCAAAATAAGAGCCTACAAGCAACGAAAGATGTCAAGGTGAGTAAACATACCGAAAAGATAATTAAAGAGCCTACAAAGGCTAAAAATGGCTTATGGAACTATGTATTAGTTGGTGGTTTTGTGGGAATTTTCTTTTTAGGCTTGTGGATTAAGAAATAAGTTATATCTTTGTATCGTGTTTTAAATAGTTTATCATAATTTGTGTTTAAGAAGTCGGGGTAAAAACTCGACTTTTTTTTGTTCTCCTTATTTAGACTCATTCTAAATATCACTTTTTTCTTGACATTTTGATTTTAGGTTGTAACTTGCGTTAAAATTAAACACAAAAAGTTATGAAAAGATTTGTAATATGTATTAAAGAGTTTAGTTACCTAACTATTGGTAAAAGATATATGGTTATAGAAACTAAAGATGAGTTTTACCAAATAAAAAGAGATAATGGAATCCCGTATTTGGTTAATCATAAATTCTTTAAAATTGAAGAACCATCGCCTTACGACTTCATTAACCCTGACCATTATAAACAAGGCGAAAAAGAAACGTGGGAAATGATGTTAGAAATTTGGGGTAAAGAAGCGTTTATTAAACATTGTGAGATTACCGCATTTAAGTATATTCAAAGGTTAGGCTTTAAACCTAATAACTCTGTTGAGCAAGATTTAGAAAAGGCTCGTTGGTATTTAAACAAAGCATACGATTTAAAAAACTCTTAATTTAGAACCATTCCAAATAGCAAATAACTCTTGACAAAGAGAAAATAGGTTGTATATTTGCCTTATAAACAAAACAAATTATGGACACAATATTAGACATTAATGGTATTCAAACCATTACCTCACAAAACAGAGTTGAATCTTATAAGGCAATGATTAATGAGTGCGAAATGCACATCTTTAAAATCAATCAACAACTTTACGAAGAAGCCGTACCTTATTCATTCTTACAATTACTTGAACAAAGATTGTTGGTTTATAAAGCAATAGTTAATCGTTTAACACAAAGAATACATAAATTAGAAAGCTATGGAAAGTAGATTAGAAAAACGAAGAAGTAGGGTAACAAGGTTACTAAACTTTATGCTTGATGAGAAGAATGATGCAAAGATTTTACAATGTTATAGAATCTTCACTTTAATCAACGAGCAATACCAACAAATAATTAACAAAAGACAAAATCAACTTAATTTAATATACAATGGAAGAACTAATTAAAAATAATTACAAGTTTACGGATAGTAAAGATATTCTTAATGCTTGTAAATATATTGATTATAATAGTGAAACTGGTGATATTAAACATTTATTAAGGGCAAACTCAAATGGTTCTATTGATAAAGATGGTTATTTAATAATTAAAATAAAGGGGAGACAATATAAGGCACATAGATTAGCTTATGCTAAGTATTATAATAATCCACCAATGGGCGTTATAGACCACATTAATGGTATAAAAACAGATAATAGAATATTAAACTTAAGAGATACCTCTCAAAAAGAAAATTGTAAGAATATAAAAAGAAGCCCAAATAAAGATACAAAAGTAATAGGGGTTCGTTTAAATAAAGATATAAAAAAGAAAAAGTATGAAGTAAAGATTATGTACAAAACTTATCGCTTTGAAACTATTGAACAAGCAGTTGAATTTAGAAAAACTAATAATTATCAAATATAAAATTATGGAAACAAGTAACAAATTAGAACAATTACCAAAGGCACTATTAGAGTTCCACAAAGAAGTAGGCAAGATTTATAAATCTGATGCAAATCCTTTCTTTAAAAGTAAGTACGCATCATTAGCTACTATTTTAGATGTCATTTCAGAGCCTTTGACAAAGAATGGCTTAATGATTATCCAATTCCCAACAGAACAATACAAGCTAACTACAAGGCTTCAGCACGTTTCTGGTGAGTTTATGGAAAGCACCTATGAGATGCAACCAGTAAAACATAGCCCACAAGATGCGGGTAGTGTGATTACCTACCAAAGAAGATACGCAATAGGGGCTATTTTAAACCTAAACATTGATGAGGATGACGATGGTAATAAAGGTAGTGGTGCAACACCAATTAAGCCTAAACAAGAAACTACCCCTACCCCACCGAAGCCGAGATTATTATTAAATAGTGATAAATTCAACAAGGCAAGAGAGTTCTACTTAAAAGATAATAGCCAATTAGGTGCTATTAAGAATAAGTATGATGTTACTCCAGATGTTGAAGCCGAATTAATTAAACCTTTAGAAGCATAACGATGGGAAAGTTATTCAAAGTAAGACCAAGTGCATTAGGCAAAATTATGTCTAATGCTAAAGTTAAGGGTGAGTTGAGTGAAACTTGCAAAACATATTTAGTGCAATGGCTTACCGATGATTTTGATGATATTGACTCAAAGTATTTCCGTAAGGGTAATATGCAAGAAGATAGATGTATTGAATTTGCTTCTCAAGTATTAGAATTAGGTGCATTAGAAAAGAATCAAATCACAATGGAGAATGATTATATGATAGGGACTTGTGATGTTGATGATGAGATAAATGACACTATTGTAGATACTAAATGCCCCTTTACGGCTAAAACACTTCAAGACTCTGCTAATAAGCTAAATAAAGACTATGAGTGGCAGTTGCGAGGGTATATGATGTTATATAAAAGAAGTCTTGCAATTTTATTCTACGGCTTATTAGATACACCTGCCGAAGCGAACTATGGCATTAAGGTTATATGGGAACATTTACCAATAGAAGAACGATGGGTTGCATATCAATTCACAAGAGATTTAGAGATTGAGCAACAAATTATAGAAAGGGTAGAGCAATGTCGGGTTTGGTTAGAGGAATACGAGAAAGAAACAAGAAAAAAGTTAGGAATAATAAATCAAATAAATTAAATAAAATAAAGATGGCAGACAAAGTTTTTGCAAAAGGTTTTTTCTTCAATAGAGGAGAAAATTCACCAAGTTTCGTAGTTGGTAATTTATCAATTAACGAAAAAGAAGCGATTGAGTTTATTAAAGAGAACTCAAAAGATGGTAAGGTAAGATTATCTATTAAGGAGTCTAAAGGTGGTAAGTTTTACCTTGAGTTAGATACCTATGTTAAGAAATCACAAGTAGTAAATCCTAATGAAGATGTTGCAAGTGATGGGTTAAGCGATTTGCCATTTTAATTTACCATTCTAATTGCTTATATTTGGGTATGGAAAAAATATGTTTTAAATGTGGCGAATTAAAGCCAAGAACAGAGTTCTATACCCATAAGCAAATGGGTGATGGATTATTAGGTAAGTGTAAGCTATGCACAAGGCAAGATTCTAAAAATAGGCTTAAAGAAAAATTAAAAAACCCAGTTTTTTTAATAGAAGAACGAGCAAGAGGTAGAGATAAATATCATAGACTAAAATATAGTGTTAAGTATAAACAAGGCAATCAAAATAATAACGAATCCACTAAAAGGTACAGATTAAAATATCCAGAAAAATATAAAGCAAAATCATTTATGGGTAAAAAAATAAAAGCAAAAAGTGGTTTTAATTTACACCACTGGAGTTATAACATAGAAGACGCATTAGATATAATTGAATTAAGCATTAAAGACCACTCAAAAGCACATAGGTTTATTATCTACGACCAAGAAAGATTTATGTATAGAAGAATTGATACAATGGAATTATTAGATAGTAAAGAAAGCCACCTTAAATACATAATGGGTATTATCAACAATGATGAAAAATAAAGATTACGCTATTTATATTGAAGAATTTATTGTAAATGGATTACAAATAATTGAGATAGCTAAAAAGTATAATGTAAGCCACAAGGTTGTATCAACTTCATTATCTAAATACTTTGGGAGTGGCAAATGGAAATTAATGTCTAACCTTAAAACATCACACAATCAACTAATTAAAAAATATACAAACCTCACAAATTTAAAAGAACTATATGAACAAGAATACACTCGTAGTTGAAAGACTAATGGAAATGGAAGAAGAATCACAAAATTACATATATATCCATACAGACACCAAAGATGGAGAATTAACATTTGTTGCTAAAGGGAATAGTGAAGTATTGGTTGACTCGTTGGTGCAAATATTTGAAGATGATAAAAATATGCTTAATATTATTAAACAAGCAGTACTTTTATTTGAGTTGCACGGGAAAACATCAACAATGATGAACTAATGATAGAGCAATTAAGTAAAGACTCGCACGGATTTAAACTACCAATGATTATTGGTGCGGTGTTATATAACGATGTATTAAATAATTTAATTGTCGTGTATAGTGTTAGTGAGGGTGAATATAAAAACATTACTATTGAAACCGATGGTATATGGGATTACATAGTTGAGAAAGGGTATAACATAGACTTTACTTATTATGTAAATGGTGTAGAGCATAATTTAGGCTTTGATGCCGAAGCATTTAGTCAATATATGATGATGTGGAATCCCGATATTAATAAAATAGTTAGTCAATATTTTAACAATCATTTATCAAGATTATGAACGAAGAAATATTAAAGAGATTAGAAGCAATAGAAGAACAAAATAGAACTATTATTGAACTTCTCACAAAGAAAAAAGTTTCTTCATCTATACCTATTAAGCCGATTGAAGAAAGAAAGCAAGACTTTAAATTAAATTGTTGGAACAACTTTAAAGACACACTAACAACACCTATTATCAAAGAGTTTTATGAGTATTGGAGTGAATATTCCGATGGTGGTAAGAAAATGCGTTTTGAGAAAGAGAATGTATTTGATTTAAAGAGAAGAATGGCAACTTGGTTGAAGTTTAGCAACAAAGTATTACACCCAACGGGTGCTGATGGTACAAACATATCAAACTAATGGCAAATCAATATTTTAGAATAAGTGAATTAGAAGCCCATATAAGCGAGAGATATGAGCAAGGTGTATCAAAGGGTATGGAAACTGGTTTTACTGCGTTAGATGAACTCTATTCGATTAAATTAGCGTGTACAACGTATGTCTATGGTAGCCCTGCTTGTGGCAAGAGTGAGTTTTGGTTTGAAATGATGATTAATTTATCAAAGAAATATGGTTGGAAACACGCAATATACTCACCAGAAACTGGAACACCCACCGATATAGCAATCGAACTAATACATAAGTGGGTTGGTAAACCATTCTATGATAATTTGGATAGAACTTCACACACTACAAGACTTTCTAAAAAAGAGATATTAGAAATTGCAAAAGAAATTAATGAGTACTTTTATATTATTGATGCTGGTGAGTATGATTTTACAATACAAAACTTTTATGACAAAGTAGATGAAATTTGTAAGACCGATAATGTACAAATACAAACTACAATGGTTGACCCCGTAAACGAATTGAGGCACGAACTTAATGGAGAAGCAAGAGATATGTATTTAGAGGCGATGTTGGGTAGGGTAAGAAGAAATGCAAGAAACACCAATAGACATAATTGCGTAATCACTCACGTTGTTGACCAACAACTACAACAAACAAAAGGCATTGATGGGCAAGACATTTATTACTATCCATTAGCGACTCCAAGACAAGTTAGTGGTGGGCAAGCGTACTTTCGTAAGGGTGATGCTATGATATGCTTGTGGCGACCTCCTTATGGGGCTTTAGAGCCAATTACCAATAGAGTGTACGATGGTAATGAAGTTATGGTAGCAATCCAAAAAGCAAAACCTAAAGGCATTGGTAAAATAGGTAGAACTACATTATGGTTTGATGCTTTAAAGTCAAGATACTACGAAGCTATTAATGGAGTTAAGAGTTATGCGTTTGAATATAAAAAACAAAGCAAAGATAATAGTCTATTACAACAAACTAACGTACCATTTTAATGAAAAGATTAGAAAATAAATTTAAAGCATTAAATTATGTAGATTTATTGACTTGTAAGTATTTAGAAGCATCTATTGATGCCGAACTAAATAAAAAAGATAGTAGCAGACTACAAAAGTATGTTGAAATGCTTAAATTTACTTCCGATTACATTAAGGATTTAGATAATGACTTCAATGTACAATGTAAGCACTCTTTAGAATTAACAAGAGTAGTAGCAATACAGGAACAAGAGATAAGAATATTAAAAGATAAATTAAATAGATTAGAAAAGCATTATGAAACAAAAGGTCTGTAGTCGTTGTGAGAAACCCAATAGAATTTGGGCAAGAGGGTTATGTAGAAAATGCGATATTGCAGTTAATCCAAAGAAGTATTTACTTGAAAAAAAGAAGATAGAGAAGAAGAAAAAAGCCGAGAGTGTTACTTCACTAAAGAAAAAGTTAGATACGATATTTAGTATTTACATTAGACAAAAGTATGAGGTAGATGGGTTAGTAGAGTGTTATACTTGTGGTGTTCAAAAACCTATACCACAAATGCAAAACGGACATTTTTGGAGTCGTTCAAATTTATCGGTAAGGTGGGATGAAGATAATTGCCGACCACAGTGTAGTGGGTGTAATGTTTTCAAACACGGGAATTACATTG